TCTATTACAGGAGAAGCATCTATTGAACTTAATAGGATGAGAGTAGCCGGCACTGGCGTTGTTGGTGTTGATGTTGGTTCTGCTTCTAATTATTCAGTGGGCGGCAGGTATGTAAGTAAGCCCTTCTATGAGTAATTAATTTAGTTAATCTCTACAGAAGAGTTTTTATGTTACACACTAATATGACAGCGACAAGGATCATTATGGAAGCGGAATACATTTGGAATGCTGCTCTGACTATCATTATGGCTCTATTTGGAATGAATTGGAAATCCATGAAAGAGAGACTTGATATGTTGGAAAAAACACATAACGATCACAAAAACGAACTTACGCATGTACAGATCAACTACGTACATAAGACTGAACTCAAAGATATGAGAAAAGAGCTTATGGATCGCTTTGATCGTCTCGAGGATCTCGTAGCAAAAAGGAACATGGATTGAGCTACAAGAGAGGTGTGTGGGACGTAGTTTGTGATGTTTGTGGGTTTAAATTTAAATCAGACAAACTCAAAGAGAGGTGGGATGGTCTCATGGTCTGCAAAGAAGACTGGGAGACCAGACATCCACAGGACTTCCTTCGTCCTGTAAAGGAATCAACCATCCCTTGGTCTCGTCCTGAGCCTGCTGATGTGTATGTTGAGATAGATTTTAAGGGAAGTGGTTACGCTCTTGAGGGATACTTCTCTCCTAATCCTGATCCACTTGAAGGACTTTACTGGATTTAACACATGGCAATTACACTAAGACAAGATAAAGGGGCTCCTCTTACTTGGGAAGAGCTTGATGCAAATTTCACCACAGTGGCTGCTCTTGCAGGGGCTGCAACTACTGCGGAAACAAATGCAGCGGCGTCTGCTTCTGCTGCATCTCTTTCTGCAACAGCTGCCTCTGATAGTGCTGTAGCATCAGCCGGCTCTGCTTCTGCTGCAGACGCCTCCGCCGATGCTGCAGCCGCCTCAGCGTTAGCGGCATCAGGTAGTGCGGCCACGGCATCTGGCCATGCTACCAATGCCGAGAACGAAGCAGATGCTGCTGCCGCCTCGGCCCTAGCAGCAGCAGGAAGTGCAACAGCCTCTTCAAACAGTGCTAATACGGCAAGTTCAGCCGCGACTAGTGCTACAAACAGTGCTAATGCTGCCAGTACCTCTGCCAGCAATGCCTCTAATAGTGCGGACTCAGCTAACACATCTGCTATTAATGCCGCTGCTAGTAAAACTGCTGCCGAGACTGCCGAAACGAATGCAGAGGCTGCACAAGCTGCGGCCGAGTCTGCAAGAGACTCTGCTGTTGCTGCTTGGGATTCTTTTGATGATCGTTATCTTGGATCAAAAGCTAGTAACCCTTCTGTAGATAATGATGGTAATGCTCTTACTGATGGGGCTCTTTATTGGAATACAACTGCAAATGAGATGCGTGTGTATGACCTAGGAACCACCAGTTGGAAAGCTACTTATGTAGCCGACGATGGTTATCTGCAGAAGGCTGGTGGGACCATGCTTGGTCCTCTATATCTTTCAGATGCTCCTGTTACCACACTACAGGCTGCTACCAAAAAGTACGTAGATGATGGACTAGCAACAAAAGCATCTAGTTCACACACACATTCTTTTTTTAATATCACAGATCGTAATGTAACAGAGGGTACTACTTCACAAGACCCTAATGGAGCAGCTTATCCATACATTCTGACTGCTCATGCCAATTCCCCTACTGGAGATGGTACATATTGGTATATTACCTCTACGTACTATTCAACTAGCGGAAACATTTCACAGATAGCTGTTGAATATACCGGAAATAGAACATACACAAGATCTAAGTATAGTGGCACATGGACAAGTTGGGCTAGAGGTGATCTAGGAGAAGGGGCCACAAGATCTCTAGGATTTAATGGATATTTAAAGCTTCCCGGTGGCGGTGGAATTATGCTTCAATGGGGAACATTTAATCACCCACCAAGTGGTAATACACAGGTAATTTTCCCTACTGCTTTTTCAACCACATGTGCTAATGTTGTTCTCACGACTGTATATAATGGAGGTGCTAACAACCCTTCCGTTAATACTGTGACCAATACAGGGTTTTATTGTAACTTTAGTGGTAGCCTTTCAGTGGATATTATGTATCAAGCTATTGGATGGTAACCCATAAATGACAATAAAAGAAGCAAAACACGTTGTCCTTTGGTGGATGAATCTTTCTGGATTCAAAGGTCTTACCATGCCTTGGGCAATTTATCTCCATCCTACTCGCCTTAATGATACTGCTCTTGTCCGACATGAGATGAAGCACGTTGAGCAGATGAAGAGGGATGGAGTTGCCACATTCATGATTAAATATGTCTGGTGGTCTGTTCGATATGGTTACTTCAACAACCCATATGAAGTAGAAGCCAGAGCAGCTGAGAGGGGCTAATGAAAACAAGAAATGAAATCATCACTGATGCTCTTAGGAAATGTGGTGCTCTAGGTGAGAAGGAAACTCCCACTACTGAGCAATACAATGCCGGAGCGTCTGCCCTAAACTCTCTTATCAAAGCTTTTGCTGCTGATGGGATGCAGATCTGGAAGATCGAGCAAGTCGTCAAAGACTTCTCGGCTTTTACCACATCTGCTGCCGTTACTGTGGGTGTTGGTAAAACTGTCGTCACCTCTAACGTACCACTCAAACTGATTGGTGCATGGAGACAGCTCACAGCTAGTGAACTAAAGACCCCTCTCGAGATCTACACCAGACAGGAGTATATGGATATCCCTGACCCTGCTGCAGAAGGGGCTCCTCTGGCTGTGTATTTCCAACCACTTAAGACAGATGGTTCTCTCTATTTATGGCCAATCCCTGACTCAACCTGGCAGGCTGATGGGCGTATTGTTCTTGACTTTCAAGTCCAGTACACAGCTACAACAGCTGGAACAGACGTACTAGACTTCCCAGATCATTGGGAACAGACACTGATCTATAGTCTAGCCCAAAGACTGGCACCTGAGTATGGGACTCCGATTAACGAACGTAATCTTCTCACCCAAGACTCAGAGAGATTTCGTCAAGAAGCGTTGTTCTTTAGCAACGAAGAAGGATCAATCTTCCTTCGCCCAACAATGCGTAGATAATGGCATACACCAGAACACCAGAATTCAACAGTCATCAGGTTAAAAGGCTTCCAGTTGTAGGGAGTCACACTCTCCCTTCGTTTCTTCAAACAGGAACTGGCATGAAGTATTATAACTGTATGCCAAGAAAAGTAGAGCAATATGGAACAGATCCAATCAGTATTCTGGAAAAGATTCCTTATTGGACTCCGGCGGCAAGTACAGAGTTTCCAGCAGCAGCAGTTGGGAAACTTCTAAGAGGGGCCTGGAGATCAATCTCCCCTTCTGGTGTACCACAGTATCATCTTGTTTGTGACAGTACGTGGTATTTAAATGGGACTTCTGTGGCCACTTTAGTAGGTACCTCAGGATATGTTGGTTTTTGTGATGCCACTATTGCTGGAACACATTATGTTGTGGCCCTAGAAACCCATGCCACGGCTTCTCGTGTTCATTCCTACAACACAACCGCTGGTACTGTAACAACAGTTAATTTGACTATTGGAGCACAAGGAGATCCTGTATTTCATAACGGACGTATTTATTTTTCAGGATACAGATCGCAAAGAATATACAATAGCGACGTGGGATCAACTACCTCATACACAATTTCAACAGACTTTATTGATGCTGAAATGGTGGGGGACTCCATCGTTAGTTTAGCTAAACATAGAAATCATGTCGTGGCCTTGGGACTTCGCAGCGTTGAGTTTTTCTATGATAATGCTGTTGAATATGGATCTCCACTACAAAGACAAGAATCTTACGCTAATTTAATTGGGGCTACTTATCTGTATCCTGACACTAATGCTAGGTATATGTCCGTTTCAATTGGGAATGACATATACTTTAATGGGACAGTAGATGGAGCAAACGGTATTTATAGAATCAGAGATTTTAAAATTACCAAAGTCTCCGATGCTTACCTGGACAGAATTATGAACAACGGTTCCAGAGTTGTATATAACAGCGGGTTGTTTTCTGCTGTATTCAACGGGATGCCTGTTTTGTGTTTCAGTACTTATACCCCAGGAGATATTTCTTCGTATGGCCTTTATGCTCTAAACCTTGAAGATAGTGTATGGACACAATGCTCTTTGCCTAACTCCGGTACATATGATATACTGCCTAAATTTGCTTATTCAGATCAAAACGTCACTGTTGTTTTTGGCGATGAGTTTATAACAGGTAATGTGTATGCAAGGAAATGGACTTCTTTAAACGAAGATAAAATTTCCCCAACTGGCTCTACAGTAACTTCTTACATGATTTTCGATACATTTGACGGTGGAAATGAGCTTCAAAAACA